ACACAACAATTACTTGTGCCTGATTATCAAAGTAATGCTATAACAAAAGCTGAATATGACTTTTCTAATGTAAGAGCTTTACAAGATGATGAAGAGTTACTTTATAAAAGATTAAACATAGGAGTTAAGGGTGGTTGGATAAGTGTTAGTGAAGCAAGAAATGCAGTTGGTTTACCAACTAATGAAGAGCAAGATGTATATTACGTTCCTAATTCCGTAATACCTACACCGGCTAATTTAATCGCCGATACAGAAACTAGCGAAGAAGTACAAGAAGAAGAGCAAGTAGAAACTGATGATGAAGTAGAAGAGCAAAACCCAAATATGATTGAAGAAGCTTCTTATGATAAGAAAGTAATAAAACAAGAGGACGGTAAGTTTTGCGTATATAACGAAGCTGAAACTAGAAGATTTGGTTGCTACCCGACAAGAGAGTTAGCTGAAAGTAGATTAAGACAAATAGAAGCTTACGGCGAATCTAGGTATGAAGAATTGTTATTTTCTAAAGAGGAAGTCGCTAAAGATGAGTTTACAACTATTGAAGAAGCAAGAGAAAGAGCTGAAGAGCTAGGGTGTAGTGGTACTCATACACATGAAGATGATGACGGTAATTTAATTTATATGCCGTGTGCTACTCACCCAGAATATGAAAGAAGATTAGCAGAAGCCAATGGCAACGCTGAGTGAAATATCAGTTGGCGATACAGTAGGGTGGTCTATACCTAAAGATCCGGATCCACCAAGCGTAGTGCATGGGGTTATAACATCTATAAACAGAGAAGAAGAAACTGCAAATATGCGTGTATGGGCAATCTTAGATGACGGCTCACACGAACAAACAGATAGAACGGTAACTCAACCGATATCAAAATTAAGAATTATTAAAGACTTTAGGGAAGAAAAACAAGTATCAGCAAGAATAGAACGCATACTTAGAGATAAAGTTAACGACCATAACGGTAAGGATCCTCGATATAGAGCCACTTTGCGTATGCTAGAAGCAGTATTTAGAAGAGGTGTAGGCGCATATAGAACTAATCCCGGAAGCGTAAGAGGTAATGTAAGAAGTGCAGACCAGTGGGCGTTGGCTCGTGTGAACGCTTTTATGACTGCTTTGCGTACAGGTAAATTTCCAAGAAGCGCTTTTGATACAGATTTATTACCAAGAAACCACCCATTAAGTAGCAAAAAGAGTATTAAAGCACCTTATGATGATTTAGACTTTTCTATACCAGCTGGTGTTAAAGAAGAAGCTAATCGTGGTTTAGGTTGGGTATCAGAATTTAATCGTGGTGGGACAAGCGTAGGTAGAGGCACTGCAAGATATTTAGCAAACAATACAAAAGCTAGTCCAGATAAAGTAAGGCAAATAGCAAGATACTTTCCAAGACATGAAGTAGATAAAAGAGCTGAGGGTTATAGGCAAGGCGAGGACGGTTACCCAAGTAATGGAAGAATAGCTTGGGCTTTGTGGGGTGGTAATGCAGGGCAATCTTGGGCTAGTAAATTAGTTAGGGCTATGAATACAAGAGATGAAAAGGCAAATAGCGCACTTGAACTTATATTAAGAAAATCAAGAATAAAACAAATAGCTAATGAAGAAGCTAATAAACGCTATGAAAGTGATGAAGTAAAAAATATATTATGGAAAAACTACGATAGTTTATTAAGTAATTGGGATCTAACTCTTGGTGTTGAATATTTTAAGTTACTTAAATCACAAGATGACAACATAAGGGCTTTTATAAAAGATAATCCTTTAACGATTACGGGTAATATAGTTGTTTTAAATAATCTAATAAATAATACAACTAACAAATGGTCTGCTGATTTATACGATCTTTATATATCAATGACTACCGACTTTGCTTTTAATCAAGCTGAAATACTTTTACCGGAAGAGTTTAAATTTACTGAAGCTGAACAAGAACAAATACGCAGAGCAAGGCGTAGGAAACCTAGAAGAGAAATAATTACAGAGGGTTTTTATCCTATGCGTAGTCAAGTTGGTGTACAAATACCGGTACAAGATTTTCAATATAACAGAAACGCTATTCAATTTGTAAATGATAGATTAGAAGCAACATTACCAGATTTAGCCAAAACAACTAGGGATCGTGTCAATAGAGATTTAAGAAGAAGCTTTAATGAAGCAACTAAACTAGGTTTGCGTGGCGAAGATCTAAACGATTACATTACAAGTCAAATTAGCGATAGCTTAGGAAAGAAAAGATTAGGAAGAGCTTCTACTATTGCTAGAACAGAGGGACTTGCTTTATCACAATGGGCGCAAGATGAAGTAGCAGAACAAATAGGCATACCTTTAGAAAAAGAGTGGTTAGCTCGTAGGGACGGCGTAACAAGAGATACGCACTTATTAGCAGACGGACAAAGAGTTAATAAAGTCGCAAACTTTAAAGTTGGTGGCTATAATATGAGATATCCGGCTGATAGCTCACAGGGAGCACCAGCTGGCGAAATAGTTAATTGTAGGTGTACAGTAATTTATCACGAAAAGAGGCGAATATGAGTGAACAAAAAGAGTGGAAAGCAATAACAGATCCTATCTTCACAGATGAAGTAGAGGGCAAAGTAGAAGCAGTATTTTCTGTATTTAATTCAGTTGATAGCGACGGCGATGTCGTTTTACCTAATTCTATTAAAAGTGGCTACGGTGATAAAGGCGTAGCTATGGTTTGGGGACATGATTGGAAAGATGTCATAGGTAGAGGCGAAATCGTACAAGATAACGACAAAGCAGTATTTAAAGGTCAATTTATTATGGACACTGAAAGAGGTCGTGAAGCTTACAACACAGTAAAAGCAATGGGAGATTTACAACAATGGTCTTTCGGCTATGAAGTATTAGATAGTGAAAATGGTACTTTTGCAAAAGACGGTCAAGCTGAAGTAGATGTTAGATATTTAAAAGATTTAAAAGTATGGGAAGTATCACCCGTCTTAGTAGGTGCAAATCAACAAACACATACACTCGCAGTTAAAGAGCAACAAGAAGATACTACAACAAAAGAAGCACCTAAAGAAAGTGGTAAAAGATTTACTGATGAAATAGCTGATGTGCTTAACGCATTAGTTTCAGTAACCAACAGGGCAAAGGAGCTGACTGCCTTACGCCTTAAAAAAGATAAATTACTGAGTAAAGAATCGACAGAGGCATTACAAACTCTAGCTGATGAAATACAAGAAGTTTATAACAATATAGATGAAATGTTATCAATAGCAAGTGAAGAAGTAGTTGTTGAAGAAGATGACAACTTAGAAGTTTATGAAACATTAAAAGAAACTCAAGAGGTATTGACTGAAACAGTTGATGCCCTCTTAGAAAGGTAATTATGGATATCAAAACAATGGAAGCAGAATTACTTGAGTTAAGAGAAAACACACTCAATGAGTTTAAAGAGGTTGATCCATCATCAATGGACGCCCAAAAACTAGAAGAGTGGGGAAATCGTAATGAGAAAATGTCTGAATTGGTTGCAAAAATCAAAGAAGCTAAGAAATTCGAAGCTGAAAAATCAGATATGGAAACTGAACTTGAAAAAGGTAAAGCAGTTGAGCCAAAAGCTATTCATTCAGAAAAAGTTGATGAGCCAACTACATTAGGCGATGAATTATTAAATTCAAAAGCTTATACATCTTTTATGCAAGACGGTCAAAAGAACATTACATCTGAACTCAAATTCAATCCAAGAGTTGAATTAAAAACAACTCTAACTGAAACCGGTTATCCACCTGCAGTAACAAGAAGCGATTTAGTCGTACCTACTGCAACAAGAGATCCGCAGACAGTTTTAGATTTAATTGACACCATTACAACAGATACTTTTCAATATAAGTATCTTGAAGAATCCACCTTTACTAATAACTCAGACGCTACTGCAGAAGGATCAGCACTCGGCGAAAACGCTCTAGCTTTCACAGAAAAGACAGAGAATATTCGCAAGATTGGTGCTTTCTTACCAGTAACAGAAGAATTATTAGCTGACGTATCAGCCGTACAGGGATATCTAGACTCTAGATTAAGAACAATGGTTAATCTAGCAGTTTCAGATCAAATTATGGCAGGATCAGGTGTAGCACCTAACTTAACAGGTATTCTTAACGTATCAGGCATAAACACATTTGCTTATGGCTCATACTCAGGAGCACTAAAGAGAATAGGTCAAATTTATGAAGCAATCACAGAAATACAAAAAGATAGCTTCTTAACACCTGACGCTATCATTATGCACCCAAGCGACTGGTATCAAGTCGTAACAGAAGTTGCAGATACATCTGGAACATCTGGTGCAGGATTCACACAGACTCAACCTCTATTTATCGGGGCAGGTCAATTTGGTGGTGCAGTTGGACAATCACTTTGGGGATTACCAGTAGTACTCGATACCACAAGACCAGCAGGAACAGCCGTTGTGGGTGTTTTTGGTGGAGGTCAAGCTATACACATAGTAGCAAGACAAGGTATGGAAATTGCTATGAGCGATTCTCACGACGCCAACTTCACAAAAGATATAATTGTTATGAAAGCAACCGTAAGACTTGGTTTACCAGTCTATCGACCAACTGCTTTCTGTACTATTACAGGTCTATAAAGATAATAAAATATGGTTATGTCGCATTCGAGCTACGCAAGTAATTCGAATGCACATAACTTAGGAAAGGTAAAAATGTTTACAGTTAAAGAAGATTTATTTATGAACGACGCCGGAGATATTAAAGCTTCGAAAGACGGACTCCCTAAAGGTTGGGCAAAAGGTAAGTTACTTGCTAAAAAAGGTATGGAAATATCAGACGCCCAAGCAAAAGAGTGGGGATTAAATAAAGCATCTACAAAAGCTAAAGCACCTAAAGAAAATAAGTAGGGTGTAAATGGCGCATGCAGGTTATGTATCTACTGCTGACCTTAAAAACTATATTGGTATAACAGGTAGTGGGCAAGATACCAATATAAGTAATGCCGTTCAATCGGCTTCAAGACAAATAG